TTGGGTGATTTTGAAGTTGCCATTATATTATATATACTATAATATAATCTCATATATATTTTGCGAGAGAATAACTAAAAAACTCAATTAAACTTAACCACAATTTCAACTTCCTCTTTCTTAATACATTTACAAGCAGAAACGGATAATTCCTCGCGTTTTTTACGTGTTTTTCCATTATCCGTACCGTCTAAAGACATTTTACGCTTTGATGTGCTATTCCGCGAATTCATATCCTTCTCGATCGCACTATAATTTTTTTCAATATAGTCCACGATTTTATTTTCCAACGCCCATTTAAAAAAATTGAGTTGTCCGATCGTAGTTTCCATACACTTCGCATCATCATAAGGGATACTGATGCGTTCCCAGCGACAAAAAGGGTCAAACCTCTTTTTACTATAGGCCTTCAACTTCAACTTATAATCATTATATACCTTAAAACGCCGCATTTCCCCCACTGGATTCTTCAATTCATATACAGTAAAATTCTTTTTTGCGTAATTGGTAACAAACCAATCCACGATACGTAATGAAATATTGGATTCACCATTAATAATGGAAGACATACGAGTGAGTAGAGTCTTATCTTCATAAAACCGACGTAAATTATTCATTAATACTTCATTTTGTGTAGAATAACGTGCAACAGACATAGTAATAGTATTTAACCGAGGTTTTTATATTCATTTTTCCGTGTCTTTATTTTTATTATGAAATTCCTGAGAAACTAATCCATAATGCGCCATAATTTCGCGTCCAGATTCGTCTGCTTTTTTATATAGTTCGCTTGATATTTGACGACCAATAAGAGATGCGCGTGGTGGTAAAGTATTCAGTGGTTCCTTATAATTTGAACTTGGTGACGTCCCACACATGGACTTGATTTGTGTCTTAGAACTGGGTGAATTCAAGTTATATTCCTCAGATAGCGTGCGGTCGTTTATCGTGCGATATAAGTTTTTAATATTACTTTTATCGCTGCGTTGAATGATATCTTTGGGGTCAGTCATGATGAAGTTTTTGAATAAAAACAGTATTCTATTGTTTTTATTCAATTTTTATAGTAATATAGTATTTTCATAAACAACTCAATTTACTACCCAAAACTCGGTAATAATGTTCGTTATACAATAGATTTTTATCCAATGCTTTGGTGAGCGTTTTATCACTCATTTTCATTGTTCTTATACATTCATATTTACACGTAAATTACCAATCGTCGCATACTCATTCAATAATATTTTTTCCCTTTCTATAATTTTTTGCTGGGCCAATTTTTGGTCTAATTCCTTGTTCTTTTGGTCTTCCAAATGTAGTAATTGATTTTTTAGTTCGTCACTTTCTTCTTTCATTATTTCTTGCAATATTTCTTCCAATTTGATAAAATAATTGTGAATTTCATCTGCTTTTTTTGTTCCCGCTTTCAAACAGAACTTCTTGAAAGTATTTATATTTAACATAACAATTTCTTTGTTGTGACCACCTCTTGTATCTTTTTTTTCTCCGCCGACTTGTGCAGCAATATTGTTTTGCTCCACTTTCGGGTGAAGCAAAAACTGATAATCTTTATTAATATTTTCAAATTATATAAATATTTTCATATATATATTATATAACTATGGATAAAGACGAAATTATTAAACAACTTCAAGATGAAAATGCAAGGTTAAGAGAACAATTAAACAAATATCTACTCAAAAACAAAAATTACTACGAAAACAATAAAGAAGAACACAAGAAAAGAGTCAAAGATTATCAAGAGAAAACAAACTATAAAGCAACTCCTGAAAAACAAAAAGAGTATAATCGTATTTCTTATTTACGACGAAAAGAAAGATTAAAAAAAGAACAGGAAAAAATTGATGAGAAGATTTAGGAATTTAATATATTAATAATTAATATATTAAAAAATAAAATATAGTTAATATAGAAATATGGGAGGACCGTCATCTTTATGCGAACATGGAGGAAGACTATATAATTGTATTCTATGTAAAGGAAACGGAATATGTTTTGATGAAACACATAATGATACACCACGTAGAAAATCAAGATGTAAAAGTTGTTCTGGTTCTAATCTATGTAAATGTGGAAAAATAAAAGAATCTTGTATTGAATGTAAAGGGGCGTCTATATGCGAACATAATAAACGCAGAAGGCGATGTCCTATATGCAATCCACACAGTAAAGAGTTATGCCCTTGTGGAAAAAGCGTTGCTGGTTGCATAAAATGTTGTAAAAAATGTCCTTGTGGAAAAATTGCTTCAAGATGTAAAATGCACGGAGGTAGTCAATTATGTAAAGCACCTCTATGTGAAACAAGATGTATTACAAAGTATAATGGTTATTGCTTACCTTGCGTTCTTCATTTCCACCCTGAAATTGAAGCATCACGTAATTTTAAAACGAAAGAAAAAGATGTAGTTGAAAAAGTTATTGATAAATTTCCGGATTTTGGATGGATTTCTGATAAAAAAATTGAAGGTGGATGTAGCAAAAGACGACCGGATTTATTGCTTGAACTTGGAAGTCATATTGTTATTGTGGAAATTGATGAAAATAAACACGATACATACGATTGTTCTTGTGAAAACAAAAGATTGATGGAAATTTCTCAAGATTTAGCTCATAGACCTATCTCATTTATACGATTTAATCCTGATAGTTATGTTGATGAAAATGGCAAAAAAATATCATCGTGTTGGAAACTAAACGGTTACGGTGTTATTTCTGTTCCTAAAACAAAGACAAAAGAGTGGGAAAATAGATTAAACGTTCTCTTTCAACAAATTGATTACTGGGCAAAAAACGTTCCTGACAAAACTATTCAAACTATTGAACTATTTTATTAGTGTTAATATTATAAAATTTATAATATTAATTTGTTTTTTGCTTTCAATGATAAAAAGTAAATAATATTGCTCACCCAACGAGGGTGTCCATACTGTGGACGACCTTCTCAGTATTGTCTAAATTGTTTATTGTTGTTCGTATATTAGCAATATCGCTCGCCAACCAAAGCAATAATATTTTTGCTCACCCACAAGGCAAAGCAAAACTCACACGATAGTCGCAGTGGTTTATAAATTTGGAAGAAAAATACCATTAATATATATTTACTTTACAATAATATAGTTTATATAGTATTGTATTAAGATTATTTTCCACAATATCACTGTGTATATGCAGTTAATTTAATTGGAGTATGCGACCCCGGCCATTCCGGACATTACACGAAGGACATTGTAATTGACGGCATAGACACGGACCTTGGCGGTATTGACTCCAGAGACGGTTCCGGAGGAAAGGACAAGCTGAAGGACAGCGTTATCGATTCTGGAGAAATTACACGTGCCACTGGGCTGGTGTTCCTCGGGGCGAAGGGCAAAGGAATAGACATTGATGCCGGTGTCGGGAGCACGGGTGTGGTGCTGGAAAGGCTGGACAACATCAAAGTAAGAGCCCTCACGCTCGGAGAAGCGGTCTTGTCCGTTAAGCTGAAGCTTGGCGGTGACGACGGGATTCTCACCCCAGCAGTGCATGTCAAGGGCAGTCTCGGCAAGGACGAAGGTTCCGGCATCGGAGAGACCAGAAGTCAAAACCGAGTTGTCTTGTGAAGAAACAGAAACGGGGTCAGAACCAAACTCGCCGCCACTTAAGAAAGCGGAAGTCTCATCAGCACCGAAGGCACGGACAGCGTTGGGGAGGGCATCAACGGCATCGGTGTAATTGAAAGGCTGGGCGCCAAGGGTCTTGTAAAGAGTCTCTCCACTAACGAGGGAGTTGCAGTAATCAACGTTGGCATCACTCTGGACGACCCAGACAAGCTCCTTACAGGGGTGGTTGAAGTTGAGCTTGATCTTGTTACTGGAGGAACCAACGGACTCGTCGCCAGTGAATTGAAGTTGCTCAAAGAGGTACTCGTGGGGGTTCTGGGCCATCTTTCTGCGCTCGTCGGTATCAAGGAAGATGTAATCAACGTAGAGGGAGGCAGCAACAAGGGACTGTTGGTAAGCGGCGGCGACAGATTTTCCATCACTGAGAGCAGTTACAGCCCAGAGGCACTCACCAATAGGTCTGAGGTCGAGGTTGATCTTGACCTCGTGGTATTGGAGAGCGATAAGGGGGAGGGCAAGTCCGGGGTTACGGCAAAACCAGAACTGAAGGGGAACGTAAAGAGTGGTCTCGGGGAGTGCGTTACGGGGGGCACATACCTGGGAAGGACCACCGGAGGCGGCGCAGGGTCCGTTAACAGCGGCGAACTCGGGTTCGGTGATGTAGGTGAGTTGTGTGGTGTTTCCTACCATCTTGTTGTATCCGCGCTGTTGCTCGGAAGAGAGAGTCATCTGGTTCCAGATGTGCATCCAGTCACCATACTGGCGGTCTATGCGCTGACCTCCAATCTCGACCTCAACCTGAGCGACGAGTTGCTCTCCAATAGAGTCTAACCAGCGAGCGTAGACGGCTTCCTCGGTGCCCTTCATAGATTGGTTAATCTCGGGGAGAGTGACCTGAAGATAGGTCCTGTAGGCAAGATCTCCGTTTCTGGAGATAGTGCATGTAACACGGCGACCGAAATCAGCCTGGCCGGAGAAAGTCTGCTCAATAGACTCCATGGCGAAGTTAGTGTGGCGTCTGTAAGACACCTTCCAGAAAGTGATCTCAGGAGTTCCTGTAAGGAAAACGTCCTGGGCACCGTAAGCGACAAGTTGCATCAAAGCTCCTCCCATTTTACTAGTATATTATAGAAAAAGAAAATAATTTCAAAAT